ATCCAATTAATCCTCCAACTGCTGCAATTGCTAATGGAATACCAAGACCAAATGGTATAGAAGCAAATGCTTTAAATATCATACTAACGGCTGTACCAGCAGCGGAAGCTGCACTTGCAGCCATTCCGGCTAATGATTTACCTTCTAATGCTATAGATATTGTTTTGTATGCATTATATGCTAATTGAGAAGCAGCAATACCAGCTGCTAGGCCGGCCATTACTGCCATTATTTTCTGCATCACAGATAGGTCTTCTCCTCCTCCTGATATTAAATCTATAAAATTATTAAAGTTTTCCATTATTTCTTTTACAATATTTCCTATCAATGTAATCGGCGCAAATGCTACTTTTAATGCAACTCCAAGTATTTTAAATACTGGAGATAATGCTGAAAATATTCCTGCAAATGCTTCTGCTGCTGGTTGTAATGCATTTATAAGAGTGTTTTTCATTGATTCCATAGCTGCTGCTGTTTTGTCAGCTGCATTCTTTTTTGCAATTTCAGCTTGAATTTCTTTAGGAGACATTTTAGCTAATTTTTCAGCTGATATATTTAATCCATTAGCGGCCGCTAATTCATCTTCTGATAATTTACCTCTCATTTTCTGCAATGTTAATGATTTTTGTAAATCTCCAACTTCCATTCCCATAGCATCTGCTAAAGCTTCTTTCTGCTTAACATTCATTGCATTGAATTCTTCAATAGTTCCAGCTTGTTTTAACATCTCTCTTTGTGCGCCTTCTATATCTCCCATTAATGCTAATTCTCTTGCTTTATCAAAATTCAATTGTCGGCCAGTCATGGCTTGTGCTCTAAATTGTTTTTCTAAACTATCTTCAATTGATAATAATCCATCTGCAGTTTTAACCATTTGTTCTAATGTAACGCCCATTTTAGCTGCTTCAACCGCTGCCTTTGCTAACGCTTTACCACTACCACCAAAATATTTAGCAGCATCTTGAGCATTATCTGCAATATCTTGCTGAACGGCTGCAACATTGACTCCAGCCTTTAAGGCCATTGCATTTGCTTCTAATTGTATATCTGCAGCTTCTTGTTGACTAACACCCATCTTAACTAATTCACTTGTAACTTTTCCGGCCGTTTCAGCACTTACTCCAAATGCTTTTGCGGTATCTGCTACATTTGCTGCTACCTCTGTACTTACTAATGCAGATGAACCCATTGCTTGAACTAGTTCTGACTGAACTGCAGTAATATCTTCCATAGTAGCCAATTGATTGCCAAATGATGCTTGTGCCTTTCTTGCTTCTGTATTTAATCTTTTTGCCTCTGTATATGTTATTCCTGCTTCTTTTGATAATTCTTTTGCTGACCCGCTTATCTCTTGAAATACTGAAAATAATGCTTTTGCTGCAATTATTGCGGCGCCTATACCTAAAATCATTCCTATATTAGGTAATCCTCCTAAAACTTGTTTAAATTTACCAAACCCAGCTGATAAATGTTCTGTCATTGAAGCGGATGGATTAGCTGCCATACTATCTGCCATAGCTGATATACCTTCTGTAGTAGCTTTATTTAATTGTTCTTTAAGTTTATCTCCTCCTAAAGCTCTAAATATCATTCCTCCACCTGGAAAACTTTCGAACGCATTTTGTATTGAATCAGCTGCATCATCGGCTGCATTTTGTAAATCCTGCATTACCGGGGCTACTGGAGAATTAGCAATTTTTTGCATTGTATTTGCTAACTGTTCTGCTTCATCAGCTGATTTCATATAAAGATCGTATTGCTCTTGGCTGATCTTTTTTCCATCTAATTGCTCTTTAGCGAGCTGTTTCATTTGGTCGGTAATTTTTTTTGACTCGTCTCCTATTGTTTTAAAATCTTCTATATTACCGGAAATACCTTCATTTAGTTTAGATGTTATATCAATTAACTTTTCGTTTGCAGTATTAAGATCTTCTGAACCTTTGGTTAATTTCTTTTGTTCTGCAGTCGATTCTTTTAATTTGGCTACATATGCAGCTGCATTTTCAACTTGCTTTCGCGAAAGCTGAACAATGTCAGCTTGAATTGATGTAAATTCTGCTAAATCAATCGCACCGGCTTTATAGAGAGCATTTAAGTCTTCTTGTAGTTTTACCGTTGCTTTATTTGGTTGTTTAGCCACTATCTATCCTCTATTGACACTTTGGATGGTTTGGACTACGTTTGCATAAGTTTTTAAGTAACTTATTTAGTCTTCCATGATAATCTTCTAAATCTGCTAAAGCTGTCTGTAATTCTGGATCATCTTTTGCAATTTTATATACTTTTTTGTATTTGCTTTTTACTTTCCTAGACATGAACATTCGGGCAATACTTGATAATATACCTTCGTTAATTTCTTTTATCTGGTTAAGCGAATCTTGTTCGAATTTATTCATATTAAGTCCCTTTTTAATAAATATCGTTCTACCGGTATTTATCTTCTAAATTTAGGGGCCTTGGATCTAGATTTTGATTTTGCTTCTCGTTGAGCCTTTTCTTGAGCCTTATTTTGATCTTTATGAATCTTATTAATTTTTTGTATGAAAAATTTCCTTAAATATACAGGCATATTGTATGCTTCTGTATATGAAAAGTTTTTTCCATAATACATTAAATCGAATATTTGATTTTGAAATATTAATCTATATTTTGACGTCAGGCCAAAAAAAGTCCAACCCGACGCTAAGACGGCTGCGAAAGGTATCTCCGGATTCTCCGTCCGGGACTTGAAGAGTCATATCAATATCAGGTGTAATTGAATCAATATATTTTCTTAAAGCACGTGAATCAATTGCTAGTAACTGACTATCAACAAATTTTCTTATTGTGGCACTATCATCATTGCCATCTACAGCTACAATTGTATGTTTTAATGTTGTAGTTAATTCTGCTGGAGCTTTTTTTAATTTTTTAAGTCCTTTTAATTCTGCATCAATTTTTCTTTGAATACCATGAGTTAAATGTTGTACTTTAACTGTACGTTTACTTACTGGTAATTCAAATGTAAATGCATCTTTTTTATCAAAACTATCCCAATCAATTGGTTTATCTTTTAATTGAGTTAAATCAACTACTGTTTCTATTTTATCACCTTCTTCATTTGTTACTGTAATTTCATAATCTTTTCCATACCCTAATACTCTTGCTGCAATCATGACAGCATTTTTATCTCCTAACAATAGATCATTATAATTTACTGGTGTAACAATAAGTGATCTAAATAATTTATCTAAAACAACTCCTGCTTTAATAAAAGATTGATTTGTTAAAATATCTTCTTCTTTTGCAGTCATATACTTCATTTCAATCTTACCAGTTGATAATGGATGACCTTCAGGATAAAATTTACCTTTTGATGGTAATTCTACTATTTCTGTTGGGTAATCTCTTGCTTCAGATGTTTGTGCAGCTTCTTGTGCATTATATTGTGCTTCTGCAATTTTTTTTAATTGATTATCAGACATCGGCTTTCCGGTCTTTGGATAATCTTCGTTAACTAATTTTGACATATATTATCTCCAATAACTTAATTTTATATAAATATGCTATAAATGTAAAAAATCCCACCATAAGGTAGGATTCTTTAATGCTTTTGAAATATTCAATTAGAATTGTAATACTGCATAATCATATTTTAAAGTCAATTCAATTTGAAGCGGATCTTCTGTTGCCCAATCCATATCTCCAAATGTTGCTGATGATATGAAAGAACCTTTCAATGTCCATTCTTCAACTTTATCACCTACAGGTCCTAAAGTATTAAATGTAATATCTTTTTTGTAAAAGTCACTATATCCATCTCTACCAGTTACTGACTCGTGATGTAATCTAACCCATTCCATAACAGCTTGCGCCCCTGATGGAACTACTGGGTCATATAACGTTACCGTCACATCTTGCCATCTAGACTTACCTTTTAGTTTTCTTTCAACATTAATATGATCTAATATAACTTCACCTTGATCAATTGATGGTCTCGAAGCAGCTTTAACTAAGTATGCTGGTATTCCTTCAATGTACATGATGAACCTATTAGCCATTTTTGGCTCATAAGCCGTATAAAATATTTCGGTTGGGTCAAGTAATTCTGCCATCTTTTATTTCCTCTTTAATATAAATATACACTATCCTAAATTTTATTCAGGAAATGCTGCTCCTGTTGGTAAAATATTGAAATCAATTATGATAAATTCAGCTGCTTTAGCAGGTTGCATAAATATTTGTCCTACCATTTGATTTCTATCAATTACATCAGGTGTATTATTTGTTTCATCCATTACAACTTTAAATGCATACAATCCTTGTCTTTGTTGTACATTTTCAAAATATGGATTAACTATACTTAAGAATCTATTTCTTGTTGCCGCTGTATTATTTTCAAATATTAAGAACTTAGTTGTACTTGCAATAAATTTCTTAGCAGCAATTAATAATCTTCTTACGTTTACTCTATCTAATGCAGATGCCTTTTTCTGTAATGTTTTTTGTCCAAATACTACTACACCACTATTAGGGAAAGTTGCAATTGGATTAACATTACTTTCATATAATGTATCTCTATTAGCATGAGTTAATTTTCTTTCTGTTTGAACTGCAATATCAATTCCACCTCTATTTAGACCGGCTGGCGCAAACCATGGAGCAGCAACTCGATCATTAAAGGCATATACACTTGGTATTACTGTTGATGCTGGAACCCAAACATTTCTTCCTAATTCATTATCTGGAACTTTAATCCATGGCCAATATTCGGCAACATAATTTGAATCTCTTGCTTCTGCTTTTGCAGTTGCTGTTGCAAGAGTGGCACCATGTTCTACTGGATCTATAACAAGGAAACAATCTGAACGAGCTTCTACCATATTAATTGCTTCAGTTAATATTGTAGCATGATTACCTAAATTATCTATCAATCCTGGCAATGTTAATAAATTAATATCATATTCATCTTGATTCTTTAATAATCTAATAGCATCAATATAAGCATTTTTAACATCATCAGATCCTGGATTATATCCTTGCGAATTTGTATTATCAATTTGCTCATAAAATAATCCTGGATGAGAAATTGACCCTGAATTACCACCACTAAATGAACCTGATGATACTACTGGTAAAAATCCTGTTAAATTTGCATCTCTAATTTCTCCATTAGCATCTAAATAATTAATTGTATTTCTATGAACCGATACTCTTACAAATTTAGATCGATTTTGATAATCTCCTGTCAATTGAAGGAATGGATCTGTTGTTCCTGCATCTATGGTTGCTTGTCTTTGATCTCCAATTACTTTTGCAATATAGTTTGAAGAATTAGGATCTAATGTTAAATTATTATATTGTTCTAATATTATCTTTCTATTAGATGTATCATCACCTCTTCTTAAAATAAGATTAAAAGTACCTTTATTAGTATTTTTACTTGTTACTTCCCATCTAATATTATTTTCAGATCCAGATGCTAATGCATTATTTGTTCCTTCTGGTCCTACACTATTCATGTCAAATCCATCTGACAATGTTGTTAATGTAAATATATCAGTTGATGTAGTTGTATTAGTACCACCTGCTGTTGTTATTTGACTAACACCATTTGTAGTTCCAAATGT